ACCGGGTATGAATGGCTTATCGCTCGTCCCAGTCTCTTCTGAAGCCCCTGAATGGGCAGAAACTGTGACTGAGCGCATTTACGATATGGTCGGTATGGCTAAAGTCATTGCAAACTATGCCGATGATTTACCGCGTGCGGATGTGGCTATGACAGAACGTGCGGTAAAAGTGAAAAACATCGGTGCTGCTTATGGCTACAATCTACAAGAGTTGAAAGCGGCGGCAGCTAATCAAACGGATTTACCGTCTTCTAAAGCTCGTGCGGCGCGTCGTGCGGTGGAAGTAAAGATGAACGAAATTGCCTTGTTAGGAGATAAAGAATTTGGTTTAAACGGCTTTATTAACCACCCGAATTTAGGAGAAACCTCGGTAACTGGTGGCTGGAAAACTGCAACGGCGGATACGGTGCTAGCGGATTTGGACAATCTACACGATACCGTTGTGTTGCAATCAAAAGGTGTGCATCAGCCAACGCACTTATTGTTGTCGCTAACCGATTATCAGACGTTATCCAGTAAGTATATGAACACGGCTGACAAAGTGGACGTATTGACGTTCTTCAAGCGTAAACATCCTAACTTAACTATTCAGGGTTTATGGGAATTAGAGAAAGCGGGTACAGGGAATAAGAACTTAGCGATTTGTTATGAAAAATCCCTTGATAACTTAACTCTTGAAACGCCGCAAGATTTTACCCAGTTACCAGCACAAGAACGCAATTTGGAGCTTGTTGTGAACTGTGTGGCACGTGTGGGTGGCGTCTTCTTACGTTATCCGTTATCGGCAACCAAAGCGGAGATTTAGCGATGATTGTACGTAATATTGAAGCACGTTTAATTCGTGTTGGCGGCGAGTTTATTTCCCCTAATCAAGAGGTGGAAATTGCCGATGATGCGGTAGGGCTTGATCGTTTAATTGAACGAGGCGTATTAATTGACGTAACGCCGAAAGCGGAAGATACGAAAAAAGACGGCAAAGGCAAAAAGCAGGAGTAATAAATGAGCGCATACTCGTTACTTAATCTCTTTTACCCATTAAGCCAACAAATGCCTGAAGATATGGTAAATAAGGCGTTAAGCGTGGCTGATAATAAACGTCCAGACTGTTTATCTGATGACAAGCAAGATGAGGCGGTGGCGTGGTATGCGGCTTATTTGTTGGCTCAGTCGATTGAAAGCGGGGTAAATGCGGCAGGTTTACGGCGTGAACGTGAAGGCGATTTAGAACGTGAATATTTTTCAGGGAGCGATAAAGGCGGCAACGCTGAACGCTTTTTGGCGAAATATAACGAGCTAAACAATATTTGCGTACGCCTTGGTGCGATTACCGTAGGGAGTCATTGTGTCTAGCGTGGTTAAGGTAAAAATCAACAATAAAGGGCTTGAAAAAGAACTTGAGTTGATAAACAAAATCGGCAAAGCACGCGTAAAAGTAGGCGTTCAAGCGGATGCAGGCGTTCATTCTGAATCAGGCGAAAACTTGGTAGATATTGGTATTTGGAATGAATATGGCACGGCACATATCCCGTCTCGTCCTTTTATTCGTCAAACCTTTGAAGATAATCAACAGGCAGTGGCGCAATACTTAGGGCGTGTGGTCGAGAATGTGGCGAAAGGGGCTGATTTGGTGCAAGAGCTTTCAAAACTTGGGCAATGGTATCAAGACAAGCAGAAAAATACCCTAACGTCTTATCCTTGGACACCGAATGCACCATCTACGCGTAAGCGCAAGAAAAGTAGTAAACCGCTCGTAGATACCTCGCAATTAGTCAATTCAATTCGTTATAAGGTGGAAACCTGATGCAGATATTTTCTTCTCAATCTTCTTTTCGCAAGCCTTATAAAATACTTGTGCGTTCTGACGGAGAGTACGTAAAAGGCAAGTGGGTAAACGGCGGCGAAATCGAGCAGACGTTAATGGCATCCATTCAGCCGTTAAGCGGTGCTGAAATGGATCGCCTAGTGGTATCAATGCAGGGGCGGCGCGTTTCAAGTGCGGTAAAAATTTACACCGATCAAAAACTAACGCTGGCTGGAGAGAATGCACACAATGGTGCGGTAGTGCTATTTGACGGCGAGCGATACGAAGTGATTTCACGAGCTAGTTATCACAGTGGTGTGTTGTCACATCATCGCTACGTGGCTATACGGGTAAAATAATATGCTTGAGCGTTTGTATGATTTATTGGGAGATCTATCGGATCGCCCTTTTATTCGTGCCTATGAAAATGGGCGTGAGCCAGAAAAGCCATTTTTTACTTATGAACTGAAGTTTGAGAGAACACCAGAACATTTTCATTATTCGGCGGTAAATGATGAAGGCAATCAGACGGTAAAAACTCATATCGATGCCGTGCTTGAGTTGAATTATTTCGGTGGAAACAGTTTACAGGCATTGCGAGATGTTTGTATGCGCTTATCTATGCAGTCTTGTCGTGAGCGTTGGTTAAATGATGGCGTGGCATTGATTCGCATTGGGCGGATTACCCATTTAGCCTTTCTAAATGAACAGCGTGAATATGAAGATCGGGCAATGGTAGAGCTTGAAATTCGTTATGCGGCTAGTGTGCAGGATATTGTGGGTATTATTGAACAAGTGGAAGTGACGGCAAATATAGGACGTGCTTCTGAGAAAAATTTAATAGGGGTAAATAAAAATGGCGAAAATTGATCGCTTGGTAAATGTGGCTATTGATTTAAATACAACCACAATCGCCGGTAAATCTTTTAGTGATTTATTAATTTTAGGCGAACATACGCTGAATAATTCAGCACGTTTGCTGGTAGTCACCGATCCAAATGAATTATTGGATTTAGGCTTAAAATCAAACAATCCGCTTTATATCGCTGTGGCTACCGCCTTTGCGCAGCCGTCACACGTGGCACAGGTATTTATCGGACGTAAAGCACAAGATGAAAGCGTGACGGATGCGCTTGCTGCGGTCGCACGAGAAAATAACAGCTGGTATGGCTTGGCGTTGGTCTCGCGTGAAGACGCTGATGTGATGTTGGCGGCGGCGTGGGCAGAAACCAATGGTAAATTATTTGTTACCGCCTCTGCTGATGAAAAATTGCCACAATCGGCGGAGAAAACCGATATTGCGAGCAAACTTGAAGCGAAACAATATTACCGCTCGGCGGTAATGTATTCCCATAAAGCAACGGAAGAATACCCAGAAATTGCCTTAATGAGCTATTCCTTCACATTCTATCCGGGGTCAGAAACGTGGAACTTGAAAAAACTTGCTGGCGTATCTTATTCGCCGTTAATGGAAGGCGAATACTTAGCTTGCTCGAAGAAAAACGCAACGACATTTGAGAAATTTAACGATAGCTTTGCGGTAACGCAAGGCGGCAAAGTCGCAGCTGGGGAATGGATCGATATTATCCGTTTCCGTGATTGGTTGGTGCAGGAAGTACAAATTAATGTGACATCCGTCTTAATCAATGCTTACGGCAAAGTGCCTTACACCGATAAAGGTATTCAATTAATTGGTGCAGCAGTGCGTCAGGCGTTAGATTTAGGTGTAGCACGTGGCGGTATTGCGCCGACAGAATTGGATGATAATAACAAGGAAATTCCAAGTTATGTGATTTCCCTTCCACTGGCGGCAAAGGTATCGAATAACAATAAAGGTAAGCGTTTATTGCAAGATGTGAAATTCTCGGCACGTTTAGCCGGTGCTATTCACTTAACAGAAATCAAGGGCAATCTGGCTTACAGTCTTTAATCATTAACAGACCGCTAAAGTGCGGTCATTTTTTAGGAGAATTTTATGGCTTTAGCAACTTATGCGCCCGATGAAGTAAGTATTGTGATCGGGGCGGTTATTGTTTCTGGCTTTGCAGATGGAACCTTTATTGATATTGAAGAAATGTCTGACGGCGTATCATCTGTTGCTGGTGCAGATGGCGAAGTAGCACGTGCAACCAGTGCCGATCCACGTAAAAAAGTCACATTAACGTTATTACAAACCAGTGATACCAATGATGTGTTAAGTGAACTCTATGCAGCGGATAAAGTGAGTAAAAACGCAACCTTTCCAATTGCGGTAAAAGACTTGCGTGGTCGCTCATTATTCGCTGCAAGCACGGCGTGGGTGGTTAAATCGGCGAAACTTGAGCTTGGAAAAGAAGTGGGTTCTCGCGAGTGGACGCTTGAAACTGCGGACGGTAAATTATTTGTAGGGGGAAATGACTGATGGCACGCAGTGAAATTCAAATTGGCGAAAGCACTTTTTTTGTGCAAAAGTTTTCGGTAATGGATCAGTTACGCATTTTTGGCGATTTGCAGAAAACCCTTGTACCGTCACTGGCGAAAGTAATCGGATTTAGCGATGAAAAACCGAAAGATGCAACGTCAGCTCAGTTAGCCGAATTAGCACAGAAAAGTGCGGCGAATTTTGCACAAGGTTTACAAGATTTAAGCCAGCAATTAAGCGGCCAAGAGTTAGTTAAACTAGCTGATATGCTAATCAAACCTGAACTAGTGACGGTGCAGCGTGATGATTTCAACAATGGGACAGATAAAAAACTTAGCAAAACTGATTTTGATTTGGTGTTTGATGATATGTCGGAGCTTATCGAGTTGGTAATTTTCATCTTACAACTTAATTTCAGCAGTTTTTTTACGAAATTTCTTGCCCGTCTTGGGTCGGTGCAAGAGCTTGTGAAGAAAGCGTAAGCGTTGGTAAATACAGCGAACAGACGCTAAGTGAGATGATCGCTTGGCGTCCTTTTTTAGCCGGTAAAGTTACACTAACAGAGCTTAATACGGCAGGATTGACGGATATGGGCGAGCTTTTGAAGATTAATCGCTTACTAGATGCGGTAGATGCGATGGAAGCAAAACAAATGGAGAAAAACCGATGAATGCTATACGTGAGCTGGTAACGTTATTGCGTTATAAAGTCGATAATTCCGGTTTAAAGGCTTATGTTGTTCAAACTCAACAGGCGGCAAAAGGCATTCGTAGCAACCTGAATAATGCAGTCGATGGATTACGCGCTAAATTCTCAGGGGCTGCCGTGAGCGTGAAAGAGGTCGGTAATAATCTGAAAGACGCTAAAAATCAAATGCTTTCTCTACGTAACCTTGTTGGTGGTTATTTTGCGATGGTTGCCGGTGGTAGTGCGATCAAAATTGCCGATGAATGGGCTGCGGTGGATAGTCGTGTGAAATTAGCGACAAAATCCGCTGAAGAACATAAATATGCATTGAGCCAGATTTTCGACCTTTCACAACGTTCCGGACAAGACTATCTCGCCAGTGCAGATTTATTCTCAAAAGTGAATCGAAGTGCGGGGGATTTGGGGTTAAGTCTTGATGATACGTTAAATTTAACGGAAATCATTGGGCAAACGATGACGATTGGCGGCGGCGATCAGGGGGCGCAGCAAGCCGCCTTGATGCAGCTTGGTCAAGCCTTAGGCTCGGGTGCATTACGTGGCGATGAGCTGAACTCAATTATTGAACAAGCCCCACGTTTAGCGAATGCCATTGCTGATAGTTTTGGCGTGCCGATTGGGCAATTAAAAGATCTAGGTAAAGAAGGTAAGCTCACATCAAAAGAACTCGCACAAGGTCTGCTAAAACAAGCGGATAAAATCCAAAAAGAATTTGATCAGATGCCGAAAACTTTTGGGCGCGGTATGACGATTCTGAAAAATAAAGCCGGTCAATTGATTGATGTGGCGGTCAATAAAGTCTCTAAACTCGGCGCGGCTTTCTATAATGCTGCTGAATGGGTGACAGAAAACATTCGTTTAGTGGGCTTTTTAGCTGGTACGGTAATCGGTGGTAAGCTGATGTTTGCGC